GATCAGCGTATCTCCCGGCTGGATTTCAGCCATCAGCTTGTCCAGTTCAGGGCGATGTAGCTTCGTGCCGGTGTAAACATCCGAAAAGATTTTCTGCGCGCCGTTAGCTTTCAGAAGTTCCGACTGGGCTTCAAGGCTGTTGCCGTCAATCGCTTGACCAGCGGAACTAACACGAGCGTAACCGTAAATCATTCAGGTTCACCGTCCTTTTCAAAGCGTGGATTTTTCCTTAAGTTCTTTTGCTTTTCGAACAAAATAATCGTTCTTGAATTCTTCCAGCCCATCATCAACCAAGTAGCATCCGTCTTTTACAGGTTCATCACTTTTCGGCTCGATTACAACACGATAACCAAGCAACCAGCAAAATTTCACGAGAGTTTTAACCGAAAGGCCATTTCCCCTCAATCTTTCAGTCACGCAAGAAGGACGTTCCTGCCCAAGTTCGTTCGCCCACCAAGCCCAAGTCTTGTGCGGGTTTCCGGCTCTAGCGTAATTTATCAACTCTTTGACAATTTTATTGCTTTGCATACAGGCATCCTCTCTTTCTTGATGCCATTGTAACACTTTTTAATGTAACTGTCAACACTTTTTAGTGTAAGCCAAATTAGCTCTATGCCCACATAATATATAAATATACTCTAGTATGTATTTATACATACTAGAGTAGTATAAGGGTGTTTACTTAGTTAATCACAATAAGGTAGAAAATTTTCTATAATAAGGAGTAATTCTTCCAAACTTCATTTCCGTAAAACTTTGGGTCTTGACAAGCATATTTTCACGCTTTATACTTGTTCCAGCGAAAGCGAGGTGATAGGCTTGGCAAGACGAGCAGAAACCTCGGAACGTGATAAGCTGCGCATGATAAGTACCCGGCTCACAGAGAGCCAGATCGCAAGCATGGAGAGCAGCGCAAAAGCATTGGGCATCTCAAAGGTCGATGTTATCCGCATGGGTATCGAGTGGGTGGCATCCTATGTTGAGAATATCAAGGCATAAAAAATAAGCTACCAGCGCCACCGTCCAAAGTTACGCTGATAGCTTATCCACATCACGAAACGAGAACCTGCAACCACAAAGGGGGCAGTCTCCCTTTTCGGAATCTATTATACCAAAAAGGGCTGCTCTCCGCAAGAGTTAGGAGCAAAAAACATGAACTTTCCTACGAAAACCGAAGAATTTCTGAAAACCCTCGCCCACGGCAAAGAGCCGACCAGCGAGGACAGGGAGTACGCAGAAGCGCTTGGTAAACTGTCCGAACTGAACTACCGGGCAGGGTACGAAGCGGGAGCAGCCAATAAGAACGGCAAAATCTGATGTCAACACTAGCCGACACAATATCTAGTGTATTTTTGATTGACATTCAGATATTTTGCAGTTACACTTATTGCACAGCAAAACGAAAGGGGGTGAATGTGTATGAGTAGTCCTTACGCAGAGCGTTACGGTCACACCGTTACCATCAGCGTGACGGAGCGGCAGTTTGCAAGCTTGCAGGAATACTGCATCAAGAACCGGGTCTCCATCTCTGCTGCGTTCCGTGAAGCGTTCTTTACGCTGCATCCGATGGATTCTACCAATGAAAACGAAAAATGATACGCTCGCTGCTGTCGGCAAACTTTAGCGAACGTATCATGTAAACCCTGAGAGAAGCATTCTCTCGCCGTTATTATAGCAGAAAATTGCTTCTCTCACAAGTGAAAAGGAGCTTTTTAATGCAACTTTCTTTGTCTGAGAACATCAAAATCTTCAACAACGCCGAGTTTGGCGAAATCCGTGTCATGCTCATTGACGATGACCCTTGGTTTGTTGGAAAGGACATTGCGGTAGCACTTGGCTACGCAAAGCCTGAGAACGCACTGTCAGCACACGTTGATGAACAAGATAAAACCACTACCCTGATTCAGGGTGATGGTTCTAATTACAAGAGCAAGACAACCATCATCAACGAATCCGGCCTGTACAGTCTGATTTTCAGCAGCAAGCTGGAAAGCGCACAGCGGTTCAAGCACTGGGTCACTCACGATGTTTTGCCGTCCATCCGCAAGCATGGAATGTACATGACCGACAACCTGTTGGAGACGGCTATTGCCAACCCGGACTTTGTGATCGGGCTGATTCAGAACATGAAGGCTGAAAAGGAAAAGAACGAAGCGTTGCAGACGCAGAACAAGCAGCTCTGCGAGAAGAACGAGGAGATGCAGCCTAAGGCAGACTACTTTGACGACCTTGTGGCATGGAACGTGTCTACAAATTTCCGCTCGACTGCAAAGGAACTGCGTATTCCAGAGCGCCTGTTCATCAAGATGCTTATTTCTGACGGATACATCTACCGCGACAAGAACAAGGGCATCCTGCCGAAAGCGGGCAAGGGTGACGGCCTGTTTGCGGTCAAGGAATACTGCAACCAAAAGAACAAGCACGGCGGCGTACAGACAAGAGTAACGCCGAAAGGCCGTGAGACCTTCCGTCTGCTCTATGCAAGCATCCGTAGAAGCGTATAACAACCTATAAAAAAGCCAGTGGTTAGAGAACATCTAGCCGCTGGCTTTTTGTATTACATTTGAATTGCTACGATTTCCCACGAAGAATAATTGGAAAGACCAGAATAGGGGTGAATCTCAAAGTTCTTTGTTTCGCCCGGCTGAATATCCCAGATATAATCAATATCTCCGCACACAGGGACTTCTTCTCCGTTCTCATTCTTCATCTTGTACAGAACGATAACCTTTGCATTTGCCTTGTATGCGCTGTTGTTAGTCACTTTTCCGGTGAATCTTGTCTCATAGCCACTACCGCGCTTTGAAGTATTGGTAACGGTCAGTTCACCGGCTCTTAAAACTTCTTTTCCTGCACTCGGCTGATAGTTATAGTCCTGAGCCGAAACAGCCATTTCGATACCAGCAGGGATAGTTCCGTCATACTCGTATGTGAAGTATCCGGCATACCAGTAGGAATCATCTTCCGCAACCCAGTCCAAATATTCATCATCTGTTTTAATCACAGAGCCATCCTCTGCAACAACTGCGATTTCAATATGAGGGAACCAGACCGCAAGATTTTTGTTCGTATTCTCGATTTCAAGCGCATAAGAAATATAAATCGTGCTACCATCACGCCATGCATAAAACCCATGATTCTTAATGCCTAACGGCTCATACTGCGTTGCGTTGGTCTGCTCTAGTTCAATAATATCAGACCATTCATCTGGCTTTGCAGTTGCCATTGCGCTAATAGGCATAGCAAGCATTATAGCCGCTGCCAGAGCCGCCGCAATGATTCTCTTTCTCATTTTTGATTCTTCCTTTCTTTGGCGTATAGCCTTTAGCTGATTATAGCACAATAAAGACACTCATTCCACTTTTTCTGGATTTTCAGTCATATCCATCATATACCCGGAAAACTGCTCTACGTCAGTAATTTTGCCTTTAACCGAGACTTCATCACCAACAGACAATGTTTTTATGGCTTCTGTTTGGCTATCATCTTCTACAAAGCACTGAATGCCAAAAAGGACGCTAGAATCACCCAGTACCGTGATATACTTTCCGTCACTGTCGATAATGCCAACTTCTCCACTGATTTCAACATACTGGTCTTTGTACTCATCAGAAGCGTTTAACGCATTGCTTTTCAACTTTGATATCATATCCGTTACGGTGCATTGCCGATATTCAATTGCCGCAACAGACGCTACCACAGACGACGACGGTTTTGTCTCTTTTGGCTTAAACGAGGTGTAGATTTCATAGCAACCGGCAATTAGCATAATCAAGCCGATCACTATCCATCCCGAATTTCTATTTTTGCTCATTTTTACAGATTCCTCCCTTTCAAGGCTTGTAAGGCAAGTATAGCACAGAACGCAGACCCTTTGTAGGGGTCTTTTTGTTTTTGCGGGAAATTTTTGAGATTGGCAATGGGGGTGGGGTGTTTTTTGAGCCTTTTTTATTTTTTCGGTGGTCGAAAGACTGACCGGGCGGGGCTGGGCGGCGGCTGTATGCCCCGCCGGTGGAGACCCCAGCCCCCAGCGCACCCGGAACGACTGCACAGCACAGGCAGTAGCGCAGGCCGTGCCAGAACCAGGGCGGGGCAAGTACCAGGGCAGACCACGCAAGGCACGACACGCGCCCGGACGCTGGACACGATGCACCTATCTGCACTCGATACCAGAGACCGCGCGGGGACAATCGGACAGGGCGCGGGGTGCTGGACTGCCTGTGCAACGTGTCCGAAACTGAGCAGATACGGACGCTTGAGCGGCACACCAAAACAGGCCTAAAAATCATCACTTTTTCGTGTATGTTTGTTGCCTGTGCAACTTTACAAATACACTAAAAAGTGCTATTATAATGTCAGCAAAAGCATACACTAAAAAGTGTAAATCACACATCACGAAACACCAAAACAGGAGGACAAAACCATGAAAACAAAAAGAACCATGCGGGATATTAAATCCCAGTATCCGACCATTATTCAAGTGAGCTATTGCGATGCACAGAATATACTGTGCATGGACGACCCCGCCGCCTACACCGCTGGCGTGTATGGATGGAACGCAGATGTTTATCCGATCACCTCAGGTATTGCGATCTGCACCGGATACCGCCCCTTCGGAAACATCAAGCCCGACCGGGAAACGGTCAGCCGCTACGAAAAGCGGGCGCGTAAAATGCGCCGGGACTTGTTCAGCGCTGAAGAACTGGCAGCACATCTACACAACTTGCAGAAAGAATTTATTCGGGAGGTGTGCAAAGTATGATTGCTCTTGACTTTTCCCAATGGGCTGCCCTCTGGTACCTGGGCGGCATGATTAGCGGCGCGCTCGTTATGATTGCGTTTCTCAACAGCTAATAAGGAGGGTCAAATAATGGATAACATGGTATATATCCCGGTATGCCGGGGGTGGAGTATTAACGGCGCTGCACAGTGGGACGTTGTAGCAGTGCCCACCAACAAGGCCTATAAAATGGGTGACGACACTGTATATTACAATGGTACGATGTACAGCGGGCGCACCACATACAAGCGTTTTAGCGTGGTATGAGGGGGGGGGTGCTGCACATGATATTATCTTGTATCCTGTTCGTTTTTTGGTTTTTCAGCGCCTTATTTAAGGCATCTAAGTGAGGAGGGTTTATATTATGACTAACAACAATAAGGGTTTTGATATTATAACTGGACTGTATATTACCCGATACTATGCACGCAAGGCCTGCCCCGGTGATTGCGTTGTTGTCAAGGTCTGCGGTGGCTATACAATCATGACCGCAGCAGATTATAATGTTTGGCGCTCCCAGCACTGACCCGCTTCCCATTCACACCCCGCCCAAGTGGCGGGGCTTTTCTTTTGCCTTGCATCTGCTGAGGGTGCAGGGCTTTTATTTTACCCTGCTGCAATACAGCCCCATACAAGCGTTTACAGCGCGTTTTGTGCCATCAATGCAAATTATACCGAACACGCCGTAAAGCAGCGCACAGGGCTTTACAGTGGCGTTTCCTGCAATTGCACCCATTCCACCGCCTGCGATACCAGACCGACACACGCGGCTATAATACCACCTGTGCCACGCTGGAGCGTATCACAGCGCCGCAACGCCTCCAGCATATACCACAGATACCACCGCCACGCCGGACGCTGTACAGCTCAGTACAGCCGCCCTATTATAATAAGGTATATAAGGGCGCAGCGGTGCGCACCTGTTATGGATTCATGCCAGACAGTGCAGCAGATCGCAGACCATACCAGCCCGGCGGGGTCTCAGCGTTTCCAACGCCCGGCGGCTTGCGATCTGGCACCGGGTCAGCAGTCAAGGCGCACCGGCTGGCACCCTCCACCCGGCAGGGCAGTCAAGCGGCAGGGGCGCGGCGGGCGGCGCGGAACCATTGGCGGCTCTCGCCGCATCTCTTTTCGGGCTTTCGCCCGATAGCTAATAGAGGTCAGAAATAGTCGTAGCGTTCCAGCTGGAATAGTCGTAGCCAATAGTCGCAGTTTCTCCAATAAAATAGTCGTGAAATAGTCGTAAAGTCGTCAGACTACCAGATTTTGAAAGTCCTATATATCGTATAGTAACGAGCAGTCCGCTGATAGTCGCGGAGTAATAGTCGCAGCATTTTCTTGCGAATCTTCGTCAAATAATCGTGTATTTTTTGTGTGAAATAGTCGTTCGCCTTTTAGGAAAAGAGAGGCGCGATAGTCGCTAAGTAGTCCGACCACCCCCAAAATCACCTCTCGTTCCAATTTCGCATAATTTATTCTTCCGTCAGTTATATCTATTTCGTATAATAACCGTACTTATTATAGTATACAGATATAGTTACTCCCAATAATCACGGATTATTGCGTATAATAACTCGTACCATCCGATTCGGTCTGCTCCTGCTCGATTTAATTCCCAGTAACTCACTATGCTATTTCAATCAATTCATAGTATTTTGCTATGAATAGTCAATGCAACATTTTTACATATACAACCAACTGCAAATTGAAATCAATTATCCATGTCTTAAATAGTCGTAGGCCATCCACCAGCCTGAACCTTACGCCAGTGCTCGCCTACGGTCTGCTCTGCTGACTAACGGTATAGCTTTTGGAGATAGATGGTTGTAGGGGGAAAGAACCTTTACAGGCGATTGAATTCCGGTTCACTGTACTGCTGCTTTTCCTGTTCTTTGTCAATCCACATATCAGCAAAGGCCTTCCAGTTTGTTATAGGCTTTCCAGTTTTGGTCATCCAGCCTGTTCCCTCATAGTAGTTCATAAACCTGCTGGCAAGCCTATTCTCACATCCAGCATCCAAAAAATACTCGCTCACATCCTCGAAGTCCGGCGTGCTGGCGTTCCCATCGGGCGGGTCGCCCGCTTTCTTAATAACTTTTTTTCTTTTCTTTTCTTCTATATTAAGGAGGTGAACGATTGTTCCCCTCACAGGTGAAGTATCGTTCCCCTCACAGGTGAATGATTGTTCACCTCCCTTTTCGCTCTTTGACGATTCTTCCGGCACTTTGACGTATATCTTATCGGGCTTGTTCTTCCCTTCACGCTTGCGCTCGATCAACCCGGCTTCTTCCAGCTCTTTTAAAGACTTCTTGACCCATCGTCCCGTAAATCCAGTATCGGCAGCAAGGTCTTTGATGGGATACACGATGTATACTCGCCCTAGTTGGTCAGCAAACTTTCCGCTTCTGCTTGCCCTCTGTGACGACCTTGCACGATTGAACAGGTAAACGTAAACAATTTTCTCTGTTGGGCTAACGTCAATAGTCGAGAGGAATCGAGGGTAGACCATGTACCCATTGACCTTTGTATCGGCTGTCATGTATTCCATTTTCTCCTCCTGCAATAGTCGTATACCTCTACACTGCGATCACAGCCCCGTAGAGCCGTGCCAGAGCCGTTTTCCGTGTTCGGTCGATAAGTTTGCCGTTCAAAGTATAAAACGTCTCGGAATGGCTCATTTTAGGACTTTCCAGCAAAAACAAAAGTCCGTCATTGCTGACATCCTCTCGTTTTTATTTCAGCCAGTCGTTTTCCAACGCACAGAAGCCAAATACCGATGCTGCTGTGAGAATAATCCAAATCACCCAGAAGATGACTACCCAGCCATCCGCACCAGACATCAGGCTTTCTCGCGTCTGGTCGATGTCTGTGCCATCGTGGAACGCGGCATCCTGAATCGTGTGCCCGGTAAGCGTGGCATACATTGTGCCCGTGTACTCCACAGGCCGGATATAGTATTCAAAGCGAACGCTGCTACCCCTGTATTTTGTGGTCAGATATTCGCTACTGGGCATATCTATTTGCCCGTAGTCAAAATCCTTGCCCAGAAAATGCACGGTCTGAGAATGCCATGTGTCGGAACCGGCATAATCCCATGAATAATAGATTTCCGTGGTAGTATAGGTGTGACCCTTTCCATCGGTATGCACTACCGTGCTGGTGTGCATATTGTAGTGCTGTTCCTCGCAGTAAATATACATATACGGCCCGCCGATCCGACCCTCTGATACCGTGTCCACGGCGGACAGTGTACCGTAACAGAATGCCCGTCCAACGTCCGTCCGCAGCCCGTAGGCAAACCGATCCTCAGAAGAAATATCAATCGCGGTGGTATACTCCTGCTTGCGTTCCATCGCTGTCTGCTTGATGCTGCCAGAAATGACAGTGCCCAGAATCAGCATCGCTAGCACGATAACAGCACTTGCCAGAATCTCCCGGAACGTGATCTCGATTCCGTTAATCTCCAAAGAGGTTTCCGACAGACGGAGCATCCTCCGATACGTTGAATGATAAGAGCGCATAGCTTTGTACCTCATACCCGGTCAGGCTCAAAAACGTGCTATTGGGAAAACGGCGGACGTACTGCCGATAACTCTTGACAGTGCGGTTGTAGTCGGAGCGGTAATTCGCAATCAGATTTTCGGTGACTGCCAGCTCGTTCATCAGTTCTCGATAGTTGTCAGCGGATTGCAGTTCCGGGTAAGCCTCTGCCACGGCTGCAATCCGGGTGGCAATCTCAGACACGGCGGCATCGGAACTGCTGCCACGCGCCGCGATAACGGCCATAAGAGTATCGTATTCGTGCTTGTCGTATGCCTTGACCGTTTCAACCAGATTCGGGATGAGGTCTGAGCGGCGTTTCTCCTGCACCTGAATATCAGACTGCGCAGCGGCCACCTGTTCCTCGTAGGAAATGGCGGTATTTTTCGCGCCCTGCACGATAAACAGACCTGCGCCAAGCGTCAAAATTACGATTAAGAAAATTACAGCAGCCACCTTCCAAAATGTATCTTTCATCTTTTCTCCTTTCAATCCATCCAAGTATACTCTTGGAACCGTTGAATCTGCTTGTTAAACGTAATGGGGAGGTCGCCTATCTCGCCTTCCTTGTTCTTGCTCAGCCGGAACAGATACTTGTCGGGGTTATCACCGGACAGAAGGATAATCGCATCTGCGTCCTGTTCAATCTGTCCGCTCTCTCGCAAGTCGGAGTTAGTAGGCGTTGCTCCGGGCTTGGATGGGTTTCGATTAAGCTGCGCCAGTGCCACCACGACAATGCCTGTGGTCTGCGCCAGCTCGTGTAAGGCAATGGATATGGCTGTAATGGCGGCATATCTGTCCTTTGCGCCTGTTTCGTGGATGAGTTGAAGATAGTCTACGAAGATGACCTGAGCCTTTTTACGAAGAGCCTGAGCCTTCATCCACGCCACGTTTTTTCCGGCAGCGGACCGGATATATAGTGGCATCTTCATGTTCTTTGCCTGTCCGTCAATCTCATTCAAGCTGACCGCCTTATTTTTCACCGTGTCCAGAGGGCAGTATATTTGATTAGCCATCAGACGTGCGCCCAGCTTGCGTTTGCTGGTTTCTAAGCTGAAGTAGTACACGGTGTAGTCCTGCTTTGCCATGCTTGCTGCTATTTGCAAGGACAGGGCTGTCTTGCCCGCAGACGGTCTGCCACCGATGATGATAAAATCACCCGGAGAAATGTGCAGCGCTTCATCCAGACGCTCTAGGCCTGTCTTGATGTACACAGGCTTCTCGTCCATGTGAAGCACATAGTCGTTCAGCACATCCTCGTATGTCCACGCATCTTCTTCCTCAGCTTTCAGGCTCATTGCTTCGCCCATCTGCTGGTAAATGTCTGATAGATCGGAATAGTCGGTAAGCTCGCTGGTCATCTGAAATGCCAGGCCTTGCACACGAGTAAGTGCAGCTTGTTCTCTGATAAGCTGCGCCCAACGCTGCATCTGCTCTCTGTCAATTCGTACACACTCTGATTCACAGGTTTGCACACACGCCAAGAGCGTCTGCGCTACGTCTGGATGCTGCGTGTTTATCTCGACTATATCTATCTTACCCCTAGCCGTCCAATAGCCCTGAACAGCCGCAAAAGCGTCTCTCAACTCAGGTCTGAACAAGTCAAGTTCAAGGTCTGGTATGATTTCATCCACAACGCCCGGCTTGCAGAGCATCAGCGCACCGATAAATACCGTTTGAACGTCCATTGTCATAGTCTAGGAAACTCCATCTCCGTACTTTGCTCGTACTGGTCATCCTGTTTCAATGCGTATATGTCCTGCCATCCAGCATAGATGCTCTGGTCGAGAATGGCTTTCCAGTCATGCCGATCAAACTTTTCCAGCTTGTTGCAGAGCATCTGTTTCGCCCAGTCTGTCATAGGCTTTTTGATTCTTGTACGCATCTGTGCGAACTCTCTCAGGGATTCCAGCAGGGCTTTATCGCCATGAGCAAAGTCGGAGAAGATGTCAGGTTTCTTCTTGACTGCATTCTCCGGCAAAGTCTTGACGCTCATCTGACCTTCAGTTGATACAATGGGTTCATTGTCATCTGACTTTGAACTCATAGATGAGCTGGCCTTCATCTCATTTATGACATGAGGATGAGCTGACTTTCGTGTAGACCATCCTTTTGACGCAATATCGCTTCTTTTCCACTTTTCATCGAGCAGATGCTTAATCAAAATGAAACAAAATTCTGCTTTTTTTGAGTTCAAAGTTGCGTCTTTTCCTTCAAAAACGTATGCGCAGATTGCATCGTAGAGTTCCAGCTTTTCTTTACTTTTCAGCGTGGAGATGGCTTCAAAGTAGTATCGTTGGAATGTAAAGCTGTCTCGTTTTTTGTCCATACTCAGTCCTCTTTGTAGCGTTTGTTCCATGCTTCGATGGCTTTTTCTTTGCCAAATGTTACAGAAGTGGTCACCCCGCATTTTCCGCAGACAACCCAATTAGCCATGTTAATGTCAAGTGGATGAAGTACTTTTACAGTCGGTGGTTCCGCACCACAGAATGGGCATCTCTTAAGTTCTTCCATCTTTAATTCTCCTTAAAACAGGCGCTCAGCTCAGGCTCGCGCAGCCAACCTTCGCCCGGAATGTTGACTATCTCATAATACTGCCGTGCAACGTAGATTGTTTTTTGCCCATCCTCAGCGATCAGACCGACAATCAGATAGTTGCCAGCAGCCATAAAGAACCAAGGGTTGCTCTTGTAGGACTCGCCCTTCATCCAGTTCTTCATCCTGTTCACGGCTTTTTCAATGTCCTTGTTGGGGCAGTCCGGATTGTCGTACGCAAAGAAATCTTCAGGAAATTTAAGCTTTTTCACTTTCTAAATCCCTCTCTCGTTCTTATAATTCGTTTGAAACATTCATGTAGCTTTGCACCTTTACGGTATACAGGTCGATTATGCTTCTGCTTGATGTAACCGCACTGCGTTTCTGACTGTCTGATAGCATTTGCAAAATGTTCAGCTGATACAGCACATTGGTTCATCGCTTCTGTTAATGCTTCAAATCCATCCATCTTTAATTCTCCTTTGGTGGTTTTGGCATATACGCCCAATATTCAATTTTTGAGTGATACAAACGATATCCGTTATCGTTCATCCAATCAAATTCCGGCATTCCATGCTGAAGGTCTTTTACAAGTCCTCCACATGACACAGCCCTGTCTATCTTTCCTTTGAAAAAATCGAAGTACACCCCAGACAGTAAAAGCCTTTCGGATGAAAAGTAGCCATTTCCTTTGTCAAACAGTGGCGGGTATCCTTCTTTTTTGAGAGAATGCCAAACAATTTTGCTCTCCATACCTATCACCTCATACCATCGGAAACGCCATCCAATGCGTCACCGTCACATCTTTCGGCAGTCTCTCGCCTATCTCATCCCAGAACTGGCCGTCTGCATAACAGCCGAGAAAGTACGCTGTCGGCGAGAACCCTTGCAACATTTTTCCATCTTTATCACGCCACGTTGTCTTAGTCGCAAGCAACAAAGGCTGCGTCCGCTCTCGTGGCGGTTCGCTTGCTGGATGCCAAAGCATATTGCTCATAACCTGTTCTCCATTAAAGAACCACAGTTCGGGCAGTAGTTGTAGCGGTCTCTGTTGTTTCTCGCATGGCAATTGCTGCACATGAACCTCGTCTTATCTTCGTCCTGTACAATCCATCTAGCGGTACGCTCTAAGGCTGTCGGGGCATCTTCCACAACGTCAATGGCATCGCCAATACCGCAAGCACGGCATCTAACTCCATTGTAGTTCTCGCATCCATCGCAATATGCTTTCTTGATTCTTTCAATAAGTGCGTTTCGTTCAAGGTATTCTGGATAATTAGCCATTGTCCTTTCTCCCTTCAATCCCCGTCCCATACGCCGTCAGGACGCATCTTTGCGAATGCAAGCAAACCGTACAAGGCACGTTTGGCGTTGCCCTCTGTTGCGTTCCAGTAGTCGCTGTCGTCCACATCGTCACCTAGTGCAGAAATAGCCTTTTCAAGCATCGGGATGCTCTCTGCGCCTGTCTTGCCGTAGATGGAGCGGATGCCGCCCTCACCAAACACTTCCGGTCGATAATAGAAGTGACTGTAATTATAGGTAACGTTGAGCCACAGTTCTTTTGTGCCGCCCATAGCGCGCATACCACCTGCGATAAAATGTGCACTATCCGCTTTGAGCGGTTCGTGTGTTACTGGGTCGCACAACGAAATGTCATAGCTCATCTTTTCTTCTCCCATTCCTTGCATCCACGTTCGTCCCAAACGAAGTCTGCAACGTGTTCTGACTGGTCGTTTACGCACACGCCCTCCGGCTCTTCGTGCCATTTGCAAGAGCCACAGGATGGCTCGGATTTGTTCTTGCAAGATTCTGCTGTGCATCGGATAACCTTGCCAGCGGAGAACTGCTTGATGCCCATGCAAGAGCAATGTTCGGCGGTGCAGTAGAAGTTCATTCCTCTATCTCCTTCCATCCGATAAACTCACACAATCCAACGGTGTTATTGGAGCAACGATGGATGAGAACTTTATCGCTTATTTTGAACTTTGCGATAAACCCAATTTTGCTTTCTTCCATTTCGTTTTCAAACATCCAATCAACAATGTCTTTGTCGATTCTGACATCGCTTTCGTCCGTTATGGTTGCAAAGCACTGTTTGCACCTGTAAAGAGCGCACTTTTTCATTATCTCTGCCCTCTCTTTCCCCTGTTGAACCGCCCGATCACTCGCTTATATTCTTCATAGCACTCCGGGCACAGGTCGCCTGTGTCCCTGCGCCACGCCCAGTCCTTGAAGTATTCGTCAGGGTTCATCATCCTGCCGCCCAGAACCGCTCCGCAGCGGTCACATACTCGCTTGTGGTAGATTCCTCTGTCAGTTTGCATTAGTTATCCTCCCCAACGTCCTTGAACAGGATTTCTTTGTCGGCTTTCCAGTCTTTGATTTTGCACGGAATATCCGTGCCGGGTACAGTCTTTTTCAGACCATCCATCTGCCAGACGTTCCACGAGATAGTGTCTGCGATGCAGTCAAGAAAAATTGGCATGAAGCCGATTTCCAACCTTTCAGCATCAAACCGATACCTAAAATTTTCGATCAACGTCAGGAACAGGTTGCATCTTGCCAGCAAGAGATTGTCTCCTTGCCATTCATAGCCGTATGTCGATGCGTAGGCATTGATTGCCCAGCACATCCACATATCGTAGTCATGGAACTGCTCTGCTAGAACATTCAACTTCCTGTCCAGCAGACCGATTCTGTCCGGCACGGCAATCATCTGTCCTGTTGTGGTATCGTATCGGCTTGTGAGGAACGGTGCTTCTCCACAAGTGACTTCAAGGCAAGTCTTATTGATGTACTCCTTCCAGTCCTCGCCCACCAAGTCCTTCTCTGCAACGTCTGCCATCTTCTTGCAAACCCAAGTCGGCGTAAACACCTCTGCTTTCTTGCTGGTGCGCTTCTTCTGGTCTGCAAGCCGTTTCTGCACACGAGGGACAAGCTGAACCTTGTCCAACTGTTCCAGTGTGATTTCATCTGCAAAGCCTACACCCAGTTCAGGCGGCGGGTCTGTCGCCCAGATGATGTTCTTGCCTGTCGTGTGGTCTTGCAAGAGTACAGGCAGGAACGTGCGTAAACAAGGGTCGGAGAAGTCGATCAACTTACGCTCTGCTGTGATTTCCATTTCATTTCACTCCACATAGCTTCAATTTTCGCTTTGTTTCTATTTTGACCTTCTATAAATCCAGAAGATTCCCTTGCTTTTTTAATATTATCGCAAGAGATTTTGTAGTGTTCTGGACAAAGCCTTTTACCTTTAACACATGGTTTGCCGCATCTAAAGCATCCGTTTGGGTCTTTGTAGTCGTATTTTCTTTTGTGTGCATTGTTTCGCCGTCTTTGCTTCAATGCACATTCATAGCATAATTGTCTGCCGTTCCAAGAGGGATGTTTCCCGCACTTTGCGCACACTCCCTCTTCTATATGTTTCCTTCTTGTTTGCTCTATTGATTCTGCCCGTCTTATTTTCTGGTCTTCTGTCATTTGCAAGCGTCTTTTTGCGTTTCTTTCGCTCTCTTTTTCAAGACAAACAGCACACAGCTTGTGGTTTGGAGCTGATTCGTGATGACATTTAGGGCAAAATCCATGTGATTCATACCAATGGTATGTGATTTTATCCCCCTCACGGCACTTTTCACAAACAGAAAATCCGCTGTTGTTAGGCTTTCCACATCTTGGGCATAGCCCTTTTTCTTTCCTTATGTGGTATCTTGAGACCGTCATATCAGTCTCTCCTTAACATCAATCGGCTTTTGTTACAACGGTATTTGCTCCATTGACAGTAACCCATCCATGCTTCAGTCTGGCTTCAGCTTCTTTCATCTGAATCAGTTCGGGAGTGATGGATTCCGACACGATACGATTCGATTCTGCTTCTGCCTGCGCTTCGATCACTTTCACATCAGCTTCCGTCTGAGCTTTCACCTTGTCCGTCTCAGCCTGTGCAAGAGCAGTCTGTTTGTTCAGCTCAGCGATTTCAGCGTCCTGCTTTGCTTGTTCTTTCGCTCTAATCTTTTCAGTCAGAGTGTCATCCAGCTCCACGTCAATCACGAGGGCACTTGAAACGTTGATTCCGTATTCATTGGTAAGTTTTTCGTTCAAATAATTTGTGATTGCGTTGTTTACTTCCGTTTTCTTTTCAGAATAAATATCCATTACAGAAAACTGGGGCGTTACCTCCTTGACGTAGGCGATAATGCTGTTCTGGATCCGACTTTCTACAAGCGTTTCGCCATCCATTCCGTTAAAACGGCTGTAAAGTTCAACAACGCGGTCTGGAATGAAGTTGTAATTCACCGTAAGGTTCACTCCAACCATTCCACCGCTTGCGGGGGCATCAATATGCCAGTCTGCGTGTTCTTTTGCGTTATAGTCTCCCGGGTCATCTGAAAAAATGAGCTGCTGCTGGCTAATAGGAAACTTGCTAACGTGTTTCATCGGCGAGAGGAAGTGCCAGCCTTGCGACAAGGTGTTCTGTTCAACGCCTCGTGCGGAATAAACAACGCCGACATACCCAACAGGCACTCTTTCCAAACACAGCAAAAGAAATACCGCAACAAAAAACGCTGCTACCACAGAAGAAATAATAGTTGCTACTTTTTTCATGTTTTACTCCTTATCGTTAAAATTGTTGATAATCAAAAAAGCGACTGCCCAAGATAATAAGAAGAAGGTGATGATTTCTTTCATTCTTCCGTTACCTCTCTGTACTCCACGTCAATCCCCTTCGGCAAAGCCGTCTGGTACTTCTGGGCAAGCTGTTCTGCGCTCTGGGCATCGCCCAACGGCTGTTCAGGCGGCGCAACGGTGACTTCCACGTTATCGCGCATACCAAAGTAGTTCTTGGCTCGGAAAATCCACTCTGCCGGGTTTTCCTGACCATACATACCGTTGTACGCCCACATGGACTGCATTTGCAGAATCAGCTTGAGGATGTACTTCTGCTGCAAGCTGTCATCACGGCGTTTGCCCGCCATAATCTGCTTCAGGCTTACCCATTCGATGCCCAGCACAAGTGCAATCCATTCCACCACAGGGGAAATTCTGGCTTCGATGCAAGCGTCAAAAAAGAAATCAAGGCGCTGCTGCACTTCAATCGGGTTGTTCATGTCCACACTCGGAAGGTCACCAAAATACTTGGCCGCAATCATGCCGATGACCTTCTTGTCCTCTTCATCACCGATTCTCGATTGCAAATCGCCTGTGTTCAGCATCTTAGACCTCGTGATTGCTAACTCCTGTTGTTCTTTCACCTTTTTACTCACCTGTGAGCGGATAGACTTCCTTTTGTTAAGCATCTGTTGTTTCTTCTTCTCACGCTCTTTTTCACGCTTCGCAGCGGCTTCTTCTTTCGCCTTTTGCGCCCGCTTCTCACGCTTTTTCTTTTCCGCTTCGGTTAGCGGCGGTCTGCCACGACCACGCTTCGGGGGTGTTGCCAAGAGTTCTCACCTCTTCATCTTCATTTCGATGTAGTCCAGTTTCAATGCAATCTGCCAGACGGAACAGCAGTTGTCCAACTGCCGCCACCAAGCGCACTTTTCTTTCTCGCACACGCACCGACCAAGCGGATTGCTGGTCATCTTCATCGGGCAGTAAAGTTCGTTGTCCATCATCATTTACCTCAACCAAATAATTAGCGCAAATGCAGTTGAAAGCACCATACTTGCCAGAATACATACCATTAGCAACCAATCGTCATCATGCCAATCTATTCTGGTTGTCATATAGGCAGAAATCATAATCAGCGCAACAAGTGGCAAGCAAAGTGCTTTCAAAATGATGTTCGCCATTCTTATTTCCACCCCATCACAACAGCCGTGCAAACAGCCAGACACACGTTGATGAACAGCCAGACGAGCATTGCCTGACGCTTTTCAAACAGGCTATCTGTCATGTTTTTGATTGTCCGTTCGGACTGAACTACCACCGCCAGCAGGACTAGGCAGACCAGCCAGCGAGTTGCAAATTCAAACATTGTTATCAGCTCCACCTTTCTCTCAGCTCTTTTTCTACCTGCTCTGACTTTGCGGTGATGTAATCTGCAAACTCGTCAGGGGTCATGTCCTCTTCTTTGAACTTGCCGACCATCTCCCAGTACCTATCACCAATGCGGATAATTTTCTGCACCTGTTCATCGGTCAGGTCTGCATCGCACCGAAGGTTCTGAATCAGTGCGCCCCATGTGGCGGCGATGCCATCCAGAGCCATGCGGAAGCCGTACAACTGGTTCTGCCGTGCAATTTTGCGGAGGTTGGTTGACTTTACCTGTTTTCCGCACAGCGGGCAGTTTCCAAATTTATTCATCCGGCCGCTCACTTCTGCTCTCCTTTCAGCCAGTCGTTCAGCTTTGCCATGCAAGAGGGGCAAAGAAACGGTTCATCATAGCATTCGCAACTCCAGTAGTCCCATGCGTCATGCACGTTCTTGTCAACCAGAATCACGGCATTGGGCTTATGCCTTCCCATCTCATCGGGCGGTTCAGGATTAAACACTTCTCCGCAGCGGTCACATTTCATGCTCATTCTCTTTCTCCAATCTCTTTAGCAGACCATCCACGTCATACCGCCAATGGACACGCAGCCTTTTTGCTTTGACCTCTATCCCCTCTTGCTCTGCCCATTGCCAAGGGATGCTCTTCCGGCTCTCGTTATAACGAAACGCCAGAACTTTTCTGGCAGGGATTGCAAAGGTGCGGTTGACTGCCCTGTAATTGACTATCACATGGGCGGTCTGACCACTGTACCCCATTGCTTCTACCATGTCGGTGATGTGTTTTTCCTTTCGGTACTTGCACTTTGCTTTGTCGTACTTGCCGAACACCTTTTCCAGAGGGATAGAGGGCGTTTCGATGGTTTTCAGCTCGAACAGGTGGTTCATCGGGTATCGGTACACAAGGAAGTCACAGATGTTGTCGATGGAAAAGGACAGGTTCTCGTTGCCGCCGTAGTAGGTGGCAGCACTGTCTTTCAGGCGGTAGCACCATGCATCGGATGGGACGGATGCTTTGAAATCTGCTTCAAACTGCTTGCCGGTGTTCATTCGTTGTCCTCGATTTTTTTGGCTTCTCTGATACGCAGTCGAGCAAGTTCGCTATTTGCATATCGCAGTTGCCAGCTACCAAACCAGCCTTTGTGAACAAGTTTTCCGGCGCAGTAAACAAACTCCTGCGTCATCAAGTCATCAAGTGAAATGATGTAACCGCCCGGCTTATACTTTCTTTTGCTCATCCCCGTTCACCTCTAAGCTCACGGAATATTAGTTGCCTTGTCAGCGGGCTTTTCCATTTCCTTCATAATCCGCTTATGTTCTTCCACTGTCATGTTGTTCGGGAAGAAACATCTGTCAACCATTTCAAACGGCTTAATATAATGGTCAAGAACATCTCGTGCTTCTTTTCGTGCCTTTTCAGCACACATTTCGATATATTCTTCTTCGGTCATGTTGTAATCGGTGACACAATCGACCACAGAAGAAAACCGACACAGCAAACCGTTAGGCTGTCTTGCAATAAAAGCTCCCATTTATCGTTCACCTCTAAATTCGCTTCCGAGAAACCGCTTTTTGCCACGTTCCCGGTGTTTGTCCTCATAATCACGGTGGTACACGCTCTGGCTGTGGTTCAGCTGATACACGAAAGCCTTGCGCTCCTCGAAGTCTTTCTTCTCTGCCTTGTACTTCTCGCAAGTGTCGTGGCAGGCTTGGTGACGTGATGTGCAGTTCAGACAACAGGTAATCATTCTATCAACCCCACTGTTCGGACATGGCTTTTGCCACGCCAGTAAAAGTTTTTGCCCGGTTCTTTGCACGGTCAGTGGTAAACATTCCCTTGTGCTGCTCACCGTGCTTGTGCGAGTAGGAGCCAGACGGGCACCATGTTGCGGTAGGTTCTACGATGTTTGTCGGGTGCAGCGGCGGTACACCGCGCTCCCACAGTAGCGTTTTCTTGCTGTATGGATGCCCGTACTCGTAGGGCTGGATTGCCTGCGTAGGCTTTGGGTAATCAAAAATCTTGCTGGGGGTAGGATTCTCAATCACCACTTTTTCGCAGTCTGCCGCCCACACGGCAAGAAAAAGCGCCTTGCCGCACAACCCCTCATAATACCGGGAAAGGTTGAGCTTTCCTCCCTTGTACAGGTGTCTTGCTCCTGCGTTGCTCGTCTTTGTGCAGGGGACAAATGCGATAATCATATCCCAGCGTGGCACATCATGCGTGATTCCGTCCATAGTCACGACCTGCCCCCCCTCAATAGCCTTTAGACAGTCACCGAGAATATGCCATTCTGGATGCCCACCGGACGGCTCAATCAGGTCGCAGGAGTAGGCTTCGTGACCTTTCGCCCGGAATGCTTTGCAGACTTCCTGCGATTCCTCACAGGCAACTAAAACTTTCATCTTTCCAAACGCCCGTCCAGCCAGATAGCGCAGCTCTTATATAAGGTAGGCTGTTCGCCTTTTGTCCCGGTAGCGTAACCGTTATTCAAAAGGGAGCGAACCATCGTCCTCGTCAATCACAGAGAAGTCATCTGCGTTACCCTGAGAGTAGTTCTGCGGTGCATCCTGCGCCCGATCGGCGGGCTTGCTGTCAGACTTGCCACCGCAGAAGTCAACCTTGTTTGCCATGATTTCCGTTGCGGTGCGGTTGTTTCCCTGCTTGTCGATATATTTCCGGGTCTGGATGCTGCCAGTCACCAGAATCAGGCTGCCCTTCTGGAACCACTTGGAAACGAACAGCGCCGTATTTCCAAATGCGGTGCAGTTGAAGAAATCGGTTTTCTTCTGACCTCCGCTCTGACGGTCGCAAGCAATGCTGAACGTGCAAACATCCTTGCCAGATTTCGTGACCTTAGCTTCGGGTGTGTGAACCAGACGCCCCTGAATTGCGATAGAGTTAAGCATTGTTTAGCCCTCCTTCGGCTGTTTCTGGGCACAGTCCCAACACAGAACGCGCCCAAAGCGTTTCTTTGTGCTTCTTGCAGTTTCCAGCGGAGTGACGGTGCGGTTGTTGTACTGAATAGGCTGCAACTGCTTTCCGCAGCAAGCGCATGGGGGAATGGTTTCCGATTCCGGTTGCTTCTGCACAGGCTTGCTGGCTCTGCTTGTGGTCTGCTTCTGGTACTCGTCCGTATCAGCGTCTTTTGTATCGTCAATACAGAACAATCCGTTCAGAGCGTACTTTCTAGCGTAGCTGCTTGCAGTGCCGGTAATCTGCGAATCGTCCATACCTTTCTTAAACTCAGGCTCACGAGCGTATGCAGTTACCGTGTATGTGGCACCATCCTGCGATTCAACTGTTGCAGTGGCTTCGATGTAGTGCCAACCGTCAACGATAATGGGCTTGTCGGAAAGCCGTAGCACAAGGCTATGCGCTTTCAAGATGGGCTTGACTGCTTCGAGGATGTCCTCGCACGAGCGGTACTTATATCCACCGAACTTGTTCATCTGCCCCTTCGGGGCTTTCAACTCTGACTGAACAGCCATCAAAGCTTCATGGATTTTGCTGTTGTCCATCAGTTGTTCTCCTTCCTCGCTTCTTTTCTCGCTTCTTTTCTCGCTTTACGGCAAGCCGGGCAACGCTTGGGCAGTGCCATGTTATGCGATTCAAAGAAAAAGCGCTCTGCACGAGAAATCTCGAACGCTTTGCCGCAATCACGGCACGTTTTCTTGATGCTTGTGTTCTCGTCTCTCGAAGCCCTTATTGCGGCATCTTCGACAGCAAACGCTTCTTTGATTTTGTCATAAGGGCTCCTAACAAGCGTATGCTGCGGTGCGTGACCGTTCCTGCGAAGCACTTCCTCTAAGTTGTCTTTTTTGCAACTTGTGCAAAGAGTTTCGGTGCTGTTTGGGAACACTGAAAAAGGCTTATTGCACTTTTCACAGTGCTTAATTTCTTTCTTGTATTTACCCATTTTTCTTTCCTTTCTTCGGCTTCATTAGGCTTCATTGTTCTTACTTTGGCTTAACTTGGCTGTGCAAAAATCAGCCAGCCATCAGTTCTGCCAACTGTGCACGGAGGTCTTTCAACTCCGCTTCCCCGTCCTCGATTTCAGACTGCAAGTCCTCAATCTCAGCCAGACGGTCAGCTTCTTTGGCTTCTGCCATCTGCTCGTTGGTCATAAAGTACACGCCGTCCTCCGGCTCGGTCACGCCACCGAATCTGTCAAGGTTAATCATCTTTTGGTCTCCCTCTCTTGCGTTCCTCTTTGATTTGCAGTGCACTGTGCCACTGGTCTTTGTCGATTTCGATGGTAGACCACCGGTAGTTACATACGATGCACTTCTTGCGTCGAGTGATGCTGTCGTTGCCAGACCGGCTGTCAACCGTTGTGATATTGTCACTGCCGCACATTGGGCATTTCATCGTGCATCCCTCCACTCGTTGGTGTGGTGGACTACCCGCTTGATTTTGCGGCATTCTTGCTCGCTGCGTTCGTCTTCCTCAGCGCTGACTGCCAGTGCGCATAGGACAATGGCTGTTGCAAGAAATCCGCACGACACAATCACCCAGCCAAGCATCTGCACTGTGGTCTGGCATCCTTGAATCGCATCACCGCAGCCAACTGCTGCGATAGCCGAGACCAGGCCAAGCATAGAAAGCACTATTCCTTTCAAAGTTTTCATTGGTTCTCCTTAGCTCAAAATGATGTCAAACATAAACGGTTTGCTTTTGTTTATCACGATTGTTGCGTTCAGAACCTGCGCTATCTTTGCAAGCGTTTCAGTTTTAACACCAGTCTTGTACGGTTCTTTGTTCGGACTAGTGATGTTGTAAACTGTTTGCTCGGACAACCCGCTCCTGCGAATAAGCTCAAGAGCGCTCATGTTTCGCTTTTTAAGCGCTGCTTTCAGTGTCATCTATTCTCTCCTTAGCTTTTCACTGAATGTCCGAAAATCCAGATGGTTGCCATCAGAGCGCCAACACCTATGATGTACCATGTCGCCTTAGCTCCGACCAAAAGCTCAATGTGATTCACCAGCCAGAAGTTCAGCAGAAACGCTGCGAGAATCAACGCTAATACAATGCCCCAGATCAGGACGATTTCCACGAGTGCTTTCATTTCTATCCCCTTTCGTTTATTTTTTGCCATAGCGAGTCATGTCGATGCCATGCCGCTGCAACGTCTATCTACGCAATTCCTTCGCTTTTCATTGTTTTGCCCCGCGCTGCCTCGCCTCCGCTTATCAATTCCACTCATTGCATCTCTTAGCCTTTGCGATGCACCGCCTCTCAACGCCTTTGCTATTCTTCGCTGTTCATTGCCATTGCGACTCGCTTCTGCTCCATGCTTTTCCGCTGCTTATCAAAGCCACACCTTGCATCCATAGCCATCGCTTTTCCCAGCTTTTCCTTGCCATTCCATTGCTCGTCTGAGCTTTGATTCGCCATGCCTTTGCTGCTCCATTCATCTCTTTGCTGTTCCATACCATCCCATGCCGTAGCTACGCAAGTCAATTCGTCTCCATGCGTTGCCTTAGCATTTCTGAGCCAATCGTCACTATGCCTTTGCAGGTCTCGTCAAATCACCGCATTGCCCTTGCTAATCTCATCGCGGCGTTACCTTGCCATAGCGTTTAATTGAGGATTTCGTAGGTATAGCGGCCTTTGCCACTGTTTCTCCACTGGCCGATGCCACGCAGAGCGCCGTAGTCTAGCCACTCACGCACAACCTTCTCATGAGAATCGTCCAGAAGAACGATTTCAAACTCGCAGGTCGAACCAGCGGGAATCTGCTCGCTGTTGGCAAGGCTTACGCGTTCACCCTGCGCCGTCTGGGCGCGGAGAGGGCGCTGGCACTCGGTAATATCACCGTTCACATGAATGGGAATCATGCGGGGCTGAACGAAAATCAGGCCGTCAATGACCTTCTTGTAGGCTGTCAGCTTACCGCTTTCGTTCACGGCTTTCTTCTTGCCGGTTTCGGTCTTGCCGCCGATACGCCCCAGCATACCGCAAGCATCCTTAAACATTCCTTTGATCTGGTAGTCATACAGGATGGGTTCGCCGTTTTCATTGCGGGGAAACACAGTCATGCCTTTGTCTGCCACAGCATCTGCGCCCAGAGCGGCCACTTCGTCCTCAATAGTGCTTGCATCAGGGGACTTGCTGGCGATGAACTCTCGCGCGATGTTCTGGTTGCTAGGCCAAGTGCCGAGAACTGCTTCGATGAATGTGATTCTTACTTTGATTTTTTTCATTTTTGTTCACTCTTTCTTTCTCAATATGTTCCAGTCTTAAAGGTTCACGCTCTTGCCAGCGCTTCTGCCACGGACTGCTTTTGTTGAAGTTGCTTATTGCTTTCTTCATCGTTTGACATCCTTCGCTTGCGTTGGATGTGTTCCAGCCGTTCCTTCTCCCGGCTGTGCCAGCGGATTTCCCGCTGGCCGTAATATTTACCGTTCATCGGGCGGCTCCACCTTCCCCTGACTAAGCAACATACTGTAATGCCCATAGTTCATTCCGAGCGATTTTGCTTTGTCGTTTATTTGCTTGATGCTGTATCTAGGCGGAGTCGGCCTTTGCCTTTCTGGCAGTTTGAATTGATATCCAGCCGGTGCGCATGATCTTTCGGCCTTTCTGGCACAATCCTTGTGATATTTCTGGTCTGGTGTTTTCTTTACCATCGTCTTACCGCACCACGCGCAGAGACCCATCACTCGTTCGGTTTTGCCCTTCCGACGTCTCCATTTCGCTTGCTGTTCTAGCTGGACGTTGTGTGCACATACGACACAATACTTCTGGTTTGCGTTCGGAGACTCAAGAAGTGCTCCACAGCGGACGCAGAATTTATTCATTGCGTTCACCGTCTTTCTCTCTGGCTTCCCGGTTATGCTTTTCAAAACACTGGTTCAGCATCTTTTCCATCCACAGCACCATGTTGGCTTCGTTCCGTGACACGCCCTCCGCCATTGCAAGTTTCAATCTGCGTTTCCGGCTCGGTGCTTTGTAAAAATACGTCACCAACACTCACCAGCCTTATCTGTGATGAACTTCGGGACTTCTTTGCCTGTGGCAATGCACAACGCAACTAGCTTTTCGACCCAGATGTCAAACAGGCTTTCTTTTGGCATATAGCACTGGCCAACACAAGGCTCCTTAAAGCTTTTCCAGATTGTCAGGCCGACAGCGCCATCCGTGACCGTCCATATCATACTGTAACCTTCATTGCACAGGTTGTACAAAATGTCTCGTGCTCTGCTTTTGGCTTCGTTGATTTCAAAGGCATCCCAGCGCTTTTGGCTTTCCTCGTAGGCTTCCACCGCCTTGTCAATAGCGTGGTGCGCTTCGTCCGGGTACTCAAGGTCTACTTTCAGTGTCAAAATCTTCTCCATGCTCAGTCCTCCTTCTGCTCGATTTCAAGAATCTTGCAGATGCTCTGGATAATCTTCTCCGGCTTTCGCTCGCCGCGAAGAATCTTGTAGAGGTACGAATCGTCAAGGAACAATCCAGTATCGCTTTGAACCGCCTGAATCAGCTCCGTTTGCTTCATACCTCGCTGCAACAGCTTCATCTTCACTTCCAGCTCAAAGCCAGAACGGAAGTTTTCTTTCAAAATTCCACCTCCATTTGCTAAAATCTATTGACAAGTACGGAAAGCTGTACTAATATAAGGGTGTAGAGAGTTTATATTGTACAGTGTTCTGTACTGTCCATGTCTGTATTATAGTACAGACTCCTGTACAAGTCAACCCTTTTGTACAAAATTCTGTGCATTTGTATACTTGCACAAATATGGGAGTGTTCTTATGTCGGACTTGTACAGTAACATCCATGCACTTTGCGAAAAAGAGGGCATTAAAGACGGAACCCTTTGCAGTAACATTGGGATTCGCCGCAGTTTTCTTTCCGAATTGAAAGCCGGAAGAACTAAAAGCCTGTCCACAGAGGTTCTTTCTAAGATTGCAGCTTATTTCAACGTATCAGTTGACTACCTTCTCACTGGCAACCAAAAAGAAAACCCGCCCCAGCAGCCGCAAAGCGAAGTCGATGCAGCAGTGGAGCGGATTAGAAGAAAACTTGAATCTATGCCGAAAGAACAGCGTGAAGCTCTGATGAACCTGATCGAAAAGATGTGAGGTAAGCTTGTGTATTACCTGTTGTGTGGCTGTGCCTTTTGCTTCTGGTTCATGCAGGCATTGTTAAAAAGCTATGACCGAGTGCTATATGGCAACGGCAGAAAATATCGTTACCGTAGAAACCGAAAAAAGAAGTGGTTCTGACCCGGTAAAATAAAAGAATCCCTTGTGCCGGGCTAGTGTAGCTCTGCGCAAGGGATTTTCTATTATTCTAGGTTTAGGGCTTGCTCCGCTGCCGGAATCTTTTCAGGATGTTCCAGCAGCCATGCAATAAATCGGTCAATCTTAGCTCTTTCCTGTTCACTCATTGTGGCATATCCTCCCGATCGGTAAGTACGGACGTTCATTTAATACGATTATACATCTTCTGGTTGTAAAGTCAATGTATTTTTAACAACTTCGTAAAAATTGAACGTTTTCTTCGCATCCATTACTTCACATCAGGGAAGCCAAAAATTGCGATGACAATGATTAAGAGCCACATTAAGTTTAAGTTACCCTTTGCTTTGTAACATTCCGTTGAGCATGGAACGAAAGGGGTTATCCGGTAAATCGTCCAGCACATCTGCTTTGACGAGAGCGTTTGTGCTGATGCTGTGCGAAACATTGTTTAGCTGCACAATGGCATCGTCTAAGTCTTTTACGGTTGCCCCACGCCGTTCCATTGACTGGAGGAAAGTTTTCACTTCTTCAAGAACGACAGGGTTCTCGGCTTTATAGAATCCATTCGTAAAGTCCATCTTCTTCTCCTTTCACAGTTCCACAAGCTGTCCGTCAATGCGTTCGATGTTATCTGCCGGGTCGCGCCCATCGTCCAAGGCGGCTATGGCGCGTTCCAGGATACCTTTTGCTTCGAGGTAAGCATCTTTATCAGCTTCGTACCCAGAAAGGCTCAGGACAAGCTCCAGCGTCCGTCTGCGAGCGTATGGGACAATCAGATCATCTACGGTTCGGTTCATTCGTTTTCCTCCCATGGTTCAGGTGTGTGTGGTTGCCCATCGGGAACGCTTGCAGGCATTCCGTCGATGATCGGCATACGTTCATGGTTCCAGATTACATTTTCTCTCATTTTTGTTCCCTTCTTCTTTGGAATTTTTTGACAATACAGTTATACCATATCTCGCTGTTTCAATGGAACAGCGAATTTTTTCAATTATTGTTTCACATTTTGAACAATATATCAGTTGAATTTCTTTGCTTTTGTATCGTTTTGTCGAAAGAGGGGTATTTATGGATGATTATAGGATACGAGTGGCAAAAGCGTTAGAGATGGCAAGAGCAGAATCCGGACTTAGCCAACAGAAGCTTGCGGACAAAATGGGTGTAGGCCGGACATCAATTTTTCGTTACGAGCAAGGGACAATGACACCAGATGCTTCTACTATCATAAAGTGGTTCGTGTGCTGCGGTGTTGCAGTCAAGCCGTACATAGACACCTGTTTGCATCCTGGCTTATTGGAAAGTCTGGCTGGCGATGCCAGCACCGAGAGAAAGAGAGATACGCTGATAGAGCATATCAAAGAAGCCCATCCTCAAGAAATCGACCTGCTGTGCTATCTGATCTATGGAAATCACGGTTCAGATTACCTTGCCGTTCTATGCGAAATGGTAGCAAACCTTCACACGACTTTGCGTGACCGTGTGTCTGTCTGCCGCACCGTTACAGGTCATTATGAAATGGCACAAGCCACCAAAACCGACCCCGACCCAGACGGAACGCAACCCAATATGCAGATTTTATATCAGGCACAGGACTGTGGGGAAGCTTCGGCCATGAAACGAAACGATTCTTATACCATCAACGAAGAAAACATTTTGCGATGATTGTCGAATTATCGCAGTTTTTGAAGAATATTTTGTCCGCGTTCATCCACTTTTTGTACACCTATTGGGCAAATCTACCTTGTCATTTCGTCCCCCATAGGCTATGAATCGACAATATTTGCGCGGAACAAATAACGAATTAGCGTTAATTTGCTGTTTGTGATTGAGTGGCTTGTCAATCTGTCCCCCAATCGTGCAGATTAGGTATACCTTTCCATCCACTTTTTGTACACCTATCCACAATCCGTCCACGTTTAATGCGGCTAACGATGTGTGTCTTTTCTCCGGCTATAGTCTTATTTAGCAAATGCAGAGTTCAGTTATCCACAAACCGGAATGGAAAAATAAAGAAATTGTTGAAAATTATCGTCATCGACTATTTAACGATGATATTTAACCTCTTGTTTATTTCTTGTTTAATATATAATATGTAGATGGGGGACGAAATGACAAAGCATGGGGGACGTTTTGACAAGTCATGGGGGACAAAATGACAAGGACATGGGGGACAAAAAGACAAGCCATGGGGGACGAAATATGTTGACCTGTCCCCCTATCTGTGCTATACTGTTTTCAGTAAGTAAAGGAGGGCTACAAGATGGATTTTGTAAAAGGTCTCGAAAACAAGAAATGGGATTTTTCAAAAGAGGAAGAATACGCAATCGGTTGGCTTTTGAAGAATGGCTTTGAAGTTGAGTTGAAAGAGCAGTTTGTTTCAAAGACGAAATTTTTTGTTAGTAAAGACGGAGTTTCCGATTCTTTTGATCTTATGCAGGGTCTTAAAAAGATGAATATTTGCTCTTATATGGAGCAATATGGAAAACAGTTTGAAATGTTCAGGTATATCAAGGAAAAGGCGGCTGGTTAATGGCGAAGATATCAGACAACAACCTTGTCGAAAAAAGCAAATCCCTTGTTTGGGCAAAGTTTAGGGATTACACAGCAGGAGAACTTCGGTTGTTGGAGGTTTACCTATCGAGAATAAACCCAAGAGATCCAAGTAGCAGTCGTGTAGAGTTTACGCTTGCTGAATACAGGGAACTGCTTGGGCTGAAAAGCCTTGACGCACGAAGGATTGAGCCGCAGATCAAACACTTTCTTGGCAATACTGTGTCGATTCCTATTGACAAGGAGAAAGGCACGTTTGAAAGTTTTGTCTTGTTTACGAGGGCAAAACTGGACTATGTGCCCGAAACAAGGTCTTACGTTGTAGCAATCACCTGCAACCCTGACCTGCGCTCTATCTTCTTTGACATTGCTGAAAGCGGATATGTTCGGTATCGGCTGCGTTACACGTCACGAATGAAGTCGCAGTATAGCATCTTGCTTTACTCGATTCTTCGGGATTGGTTGAATATGGACAGCAAACCGCATGAAATCAGTCTGAAGAAGTTGAGAGAGCAGCTCGGTGCGATGGAAGCCAGCTACGATGTTTACAAGAACCTTCGCAAGCGAGTGCTTGACGTTGCGGTAGATGAAATCAATGCCGTGTCTGACATTGTTGTAACCTACGAACCAGTCCTTGTGGCACGAAAAGCTGTGGCAGTCAAGTTTAAGCCCAAAATTAAAGCTTCTGAGATGTTGATTGAAGCACAGGCAAGCGAAGTACCGGCCGAACCTCAAAAAGCCGTCAGAAGCCCCCGCAGAAGCGGATATGAGGATTTCGACTGGTCTGTGTGTGACGAACTGGAAAAGCAGGACTGCATTGACGTGGCGAAGGTAGTTGAGAAGTGGATGAAGAAAGAGCATCCTGAAATCAAGCTGCCAAGACGCAGAGAAGCGGTTTACGACACGGTAAAGGCTGCGTATAATGACATTTTGTCTTTGGACAGGTCTCCGTTCCCGGACAGACCTGTTGGCTATCTGATTAGAAGCGTGGACAAGGCAGGTATCGTAGACAAGTATATGCCAGCGTTCTATTCCATTGAAGCGTTGCAAGAGCAGTCAGATGTAGCACATTGAGCAGATGATGCAGAAAGGAGAAAACGATGAACAAGGTTTATGTGGTTCTTGCGGGATGTATGGACGATTTATCTATAGAGGGTATATTTTCTTCCGAAGAAAAAGCAAAAGCATATATTTCTGAAATGATGAAAGACGCATATCAAGCAAGCACGAAACCCTATTTTGAAGAATGGGATGTGCAATAAAGAAAGAGTGATAAAATGGCAAAAATCATAGCTGTAGCCAACCAAAAGGGCGGCACAGGAAAGACCACAACAAGCACCTGTCTGGCTGGTGCGTTGCAGTTGCTTGGCAAGAAGGTGTTGCTGGTGGACTGCGATGCCCAGTGCAACGCAACGGACACCTACGGCGCACAGACAGAGGACGTATGTACCCTGTTCGATGTGATGACTAGGCAGGGAACGGTTGAAGAAGGAATCCAGCATTGTGAACCTGGCGATATTCTTCCATCTGACCCAGACTTGAAAGATATTGATGAGCAAATGGTAAGGGATATTGGCAAGAACTTTCGGATGCGTGAAGAACTGGAGCCGGTATCTAGCCAGTATGATTACATCATTCTTGACACGCCACCGCAACTTGGATTGATGCTTGTAAATGCTCTGATCGCAGCCAATAGCGTTATTGTGCCGATGACCCCCGACCGCTATTCTGTCGCTGGTTTAAGCCAATTGTCACAGACCTTGAGCGGCGTTCGCAAATATTACAATCAGAATTTGAAGATTGAAGGTCTGCTTCTAAACCAGTACAAGAGCCGTGAGAACCTGTCCAAAGAGGTTGTTGAGCAGCTTCCTGTGATTGCGCAGAGCATGGGCACAACCCTGCTGGATGTGAAGATTAGACCGTCTATGGGCGTTCGTAAGGCGCAGGCAGAGCGGCACAGCCTGTTCAGTGGTGACACAGCAAAGAGCACCAGCGCAGAGGATTTCAAGGAGTTGGCAGAGATCATTGTAAAAGGGAAAGAAAAATGCGACTGATTGATGCAGAAAATTTAAAAGAAACATACAAAAGCTGGATTTCAGAATATGTTCAAAAAGGCAACAATTCTTCTAAAGTAGAAGCAACCAGAAAATGTATCATGATGATAGACTATATGAATTCTTATAACGAAGAAGACGCAAGGCCTTCTGCGGAATGGGTTGTTACGGACGAAGAGAGAGATTGTGCTTGTTGCAGTAGGTGTGGATGGTATATCGACAGACCGAATGCTTCGTTTGCAATTCCGAGATATAAATATTGCCCCAATTGTGGTGCATGGATGGGAGGAATTGTGAGATGAAGTCAACCAGCAAAAAATCCACAGGCTTGCTTGGCGGGTTTGATTTCCAGCCTATTTTTTCGGAGCAGACATTAAGCCGAAGTGAGCCAAAGGAAGAAGAAGTAAGCCAAACAAAGCCGAACGAAGCCGAACAAACACAGATTAAGCCCAGTGAAGCAACAGACAGCCATACACAGCCCAGTGAAGCACAGTTAAGCAGTATTAAGCCGAAGCAAGCCAAAGACAGTGAAACACAGCCAAACAATGCCGTAGTAAGCGAAAGTAAGCCAAAGAAGCTGAAACAGGCAAAGGAAGTTCAACGTTTTATCGAACAAGGCGATGTGCCCGGTGCGCTAGCCGAAGCTGGCTTGACAAAGAAAAAAATCCCGATGCCGGAATCGCATCAGGGCGTTGCAAGCGGAGATGGCAAGCGTTCAAAGCGCATTACTATCCTTATGAGCGAGGAGGAGCGCAAGTATATCAACCGTGAAGCAAGGCGGCACGGTATGACGATTGGACAGTTCGTGTACGCTCTGGCGGTTGCGGCGGCAGAGGGAAAGATTGAGTTGGAGGATTTTTTGGAGGATTGACGTATGATTGTTTATAGACCTCATCGTGGCTCTTTGGAAGATGCCATGAAAGAAGTAAAAACATTTGACAACTGGTATCAGATGACACATTATATTGCAAATAATTGGAATTTGGCGGTTGGCAAGAAAGTGATAGCCCCTGATGATATTGTTATGGACGATAACCCGGTCAATGATGACCGTGTTGGTTGGAAAGACGTTCACATGGTTTTGGCAACTCGTATTGGGAACGACAATTTTATGGAAAAATACAGAAACCCGCAGTGTATCGGGTATTGCACTTACGATGTCTCAAGTGTCAAAAAATACTTAACACCGAAAGAAGTAGTGGGTGAAAACTTTTATTGGGTCAAAATCCAGTACGATGATGACGAAAAATGCAGACACTTCCAAACTCCGTTCGTCTTGTTTGCAAGCAACAAAGAAGAAGCAAAGGCAAAAATCGAGCGAGAAGTCCCCGGCAAATTCTCCATCGTTGGCATAGTTGAGCTTGATAAAAGCCTTGTGTTCCATCCACAAGACTTATTTGACATAAAAGCCAAATCTGTACTTTGGGAATAAAAGAACCCCTGCGTAGTCGGTAAAAACTACACAGGGGTTCTTCTTTACTTATCAGCAATGCAATCCCAGTAGAGATATGCCTTGCC